CCTCGGTGGTGACAGCAAAGACAAGGTTCGCTTGTTCTTCATTGTAAGCATATTGAAGTATCTCCCCGATATACACATCAAGAAGCCAGCGCATTACGCTATGCAACGCAATGGGTCCAACGCTATTGGGCACTCTTGGGCAGGGGGCGGTGCTTCCCGACTCCTAGACAAAGAATTTGATGCCGGCTCCTACAAGACTGTCCCCTCGGAGTGGTTCGATGCTGATGTGTCCCAGAAAGACACCCAGTTTAAGGCTAGGGCGCTCTTGATACACACTTTGATGTCCTGGCACTACTATAAGAAGGGTGACACTATTCTTGAGTCTTTTCTTAAGTTTAGTGCTCATGAGTCCGCGTTCAAGATTGTTCGTTGGTTGTCCACCGAGGAAATTTGGGTCTTCATTCTTGGCGTTCTCTTCTCCGGTGACGTTGAAACGTCGCAAGGGAACACTAATGAGATGGGTACCGCCTGGCACCAGTTCCTGGATTGCCAAGTTGCTCGATTCTCCGATGTTTGTCCTGCCCTGCTTACTTGCCGCTCAGATCGACATTTGATGGCCAAGTTCCAGGGTGATGATGTCATTGGCCGCATACCCGTGATATATACTCCGCACCTTAGCTCGCGCGAATTCAACGAGTTTCTTAAAAAAGTGTACCACATGGAGTTTAAGAAAGAGGAGTGGCACATTCATAGCACCCCGTGGACGTCCATCAAGTATCAGCCCGATGGGACTTTTTACATTTCGTACCTTGGTCTCAAGTTTTTGAAGCGACACTTTGTGCCCGGCACTTATGATGGGAAGCGTGTCGTCATTCCCATTAGGCCTGAGAAAGACTATTGGATTAGGGTCGGCAGGAGCATTCAAGATTTGTCCAACACCTATACTTACCTTGGTCGTATTGCGGGGCTTATGTGGGACACGATGGGCACTAACCCCGGGGCATGGCGATTCTTGTCCCGCGCGTGGGCTTGGGGCCTTGCTGAAACCAGGCGTGGAGAGGACGGTATTTTGGACCAGACCATCATTGACCGTGTTCGTGTTGCTATGACCGACGAAGAATTTGTTTCGGGCCGCTCGTTTCGATGGAATGTTACTATTAATGAGCTAACTGACGCCATTGGTCTTAATGGTCCCTCCCTTTCTGTTGTTACACACAGATTCTTGGCCTTTGACCCCGAAGCTGAGGAGAAGTATGGGTTTAGGGATCGTATGCCGGATCGCTCCAACATAGGCATCCCTACTACCTGGTATCAGGCCCCCTCTACTGATTATCAGGACTGTGAGTGGTAGTGCTTGTCCATTGAGGTCGCCGCTAACCCTCACAAAAAAAAAAAACCACGCG